GGACGACCCAAAGCTGATTTGCATTCGATTGGAGATCGCGCTCGACCGCCGGCCAATCCTCGTCGCTACGCATCAGCGCGGGGTGCAGCATGGCCTTTGCGGTAGGCCAATGCTCCCACGTCACCGGCGAATGAATCATGCCGATCAGGAGGTCTGGCGTTTCGGATTTGGGAAGTGCGCTCATTGCCTGTCCATGTGCGAGTGGACGGCTGCTCGGTCGAGCTGGGCGCGTGACTGGGTTATAACAGCGCAGAGGCGCGAAATCTAGCTAGTAATGCGCGTGCCAGGCGCCCGAATACCACGTCTTGATCACGCCATCCGCGATGTCGAGCACGGTCATTCCATCAACAGGCGACCCCGGCAGCGCAACCGGCGTGAACGTAAAGCTCTCGGCAACCGGCGCACCGGCGAAGGCCTCCAGCGCCGCAGCGCGAGCGTCGAGCGCCTCGCTCGCCCTGATCAGTCCATTGACCGCGTTCGCGGCGAGCCGGACCCACTCGGCAATATTCGAGGCGGTGACCGGGATGCGCAGCATCAGCGCCCGCCTCCATCTTCAGCCACGAACGAGACGCCCTGCTGAAAAGTCCAAGACGCCCCTTCGGCAAAATCAAGGCGCGGCGCGATATAGCGAGCATTTGCGCGAACCGGGACCAAACCCGATGGCTGAAGTGTCGACCGCGCCGTGGTTGCCGGCCCCGCGCCTAGCATCCGGCGACAGTCGAGCGTCACAGTGATACCGCTGATCGCGTCGCCGATCGGGCGAGCGTTGCGAATGCGGGTTCTGCGGCCGGGGATATATTCCTGAAACGGGCTGGCGAAATACGCCGCCATGTTCGCTCCGGTCAGCGTCCCCAGCTCGTTCGCAGGGTCGACCACGATCAGGAGCGGATCGCCGCCGGCAAAGCGAGGATCGTCCAGCGAGTAGGGAATGCTGTCGACGCCAGACGGATACATCGCGTCGAGGTCCTCAAGCGAGACGTTCGCGGTGAAGCCGGAGAATACGGCGTTCGCGACCAATCGGATTGGCGACCAGCGATCGAGCGCATAATCATAGCACAGCATCAGCCCCGGGCTGCCCGGCATGATCCATGCGACCATGTTTCGGCGCGGATCGACTGCGGCGTACATCTGGTCCAGCGTCGAGCGCGGGTAGAGGCCGGCAAAGGTCAGATCGACCCGCTCCACGCCGATCGGAGTCACCGCATTGCCGTCGCAGCGCATGAAACCCTTGTCGCTGTAGAAAAACACGTCCCGCCCGCTCTGGACGATCGAGCCGCGCGAAATTGCCCCGATGTTGGCGCTGATCTCATCGAACTGGAAAGGAACGTCAGGATCGCCGGTATAGGTCATGCGAACAACGCGGCTGCGCTGGACGATCACCCCATATTCGCCGCCGGCTATGCCCATGACGTAACCGCCGGTGAGCATCGGCTGGAAACCGGCCATATCGACGCCAGGCGTGTTGCCGTCCTGATTGCCGAACGCCGACCACTGCACCATCGCAGCGTTGCCATCGGCCTGCCCGTAGACCACGAAATCGCGCACCGTGGCGACGCAAACGGCAGTAGGCGCGCCCGGAACGTCGGCGATCGTGTTGGCGACAAGGTCAATCTTGCGCGTCACGCCGCCATTGACCGCAATAGCCAGATCTCCGAACTGCGTGAACTGCCAGCGCGAGGTCACGGAAAGGCCGGTATCGAGCCCTACCCATGTTGTGCCGCTATAACGGTATATGCCCGCCGTCGTGCCCCCAAGGAGCATTCCAACGCCGCCCGAAGTGACAAAGGCCGCCGCGCCGAAGAACGGCTCTGGCAGCGCCTCCGTGAACGCCTGGAGCTGGCCTACCGGCCGATAGCCGTTCGCCCCCGGATACACGTTCCCCGCGTCCGAAAGTCCAGCTTGCATATGGGCCGGCTTGTCGGGCTCATAGGGGCCGAACAGCGTGGTCGCGTCTACCACCGAAGCCCGATCCGCTCTGAGGTCGCCGGCTTCATCGTCAGCGGTCCCGAGCCGTAGCGCTTGCGCGTGCCGGACATCATGATTTCGCCCAGCATCTCGTCTACCGCGCTCTTGATCAGCGGCAGGCGATTATCATTCCAGCCATGGAACTCAGCGTGAAGCAGCGAGCCGAAAAGATAGATGTCGGGGTGCTTGTCATAGAGCCAATTGCTTTGCATCGTAAGCCCGAGCGACGGCAGATTGGCGCGATAGGTGAGCTTCGCCGCGTAGCTTTTGTCCGGCGTCGGCCAGAAGTTGAAGTTCCCCGCGATGATGGTGAATTTCGTTGGCTGCGCAAGTGGCGGAAGGTCGTTCGTGTCGTTCGGCAACCGGCTGAAATCGGCTGGTGAAAGCTGGTCGAAAGCGTCATAACCGGGGATGCCCATCGCCCGAATGCTATCGAAGTCCGCAGGTAGCGGCACGGTGACGGCAGGCGTCAGGGCAACCTGCACCTCCATGTCTGGCATGACCAGTTCGCGCCGGAACCGCGCTTCAGCCAGGCGGATGAAGTCGGGGATTCGGTCGGTCAGGTCATCACGCTCCAGCCATTCGGCAATTGCGATCGTAAGTCCGGTGTACGTGGTGAGGTTGGCCGCCGTTTCAGCGTCGATGTAGAGGGTCACAGCATCCTCTCCGGGGTGGGTTGGCTGGTCATGGGAACAGGAGTAGGCTGCGCGGTATGTTCAAATTCCTCCGCGCCCATCTGGATCGCATCGCCGCCATATTCCGCGTGCCGATTAGTGGAACATGCACCTATTGCGGCGAGCCCTGCGACAGTGACCGATCCGCCCATGAGCGCTGTTGGGATGCTATCCAGTGGTGAAGTCACGGTATCACCGCCGTCCCGTCGCCGTCGAGATGATAGCAGGCGATCAGGTTGGGCTCTGACGCCACATATGGCCCAGTTGGCGGAGTGAAATTGGCTGAATATCGCGCACCGTTGAACAGCGCGAACTCATCGATCACGCCGGACCAGGCGAAACTGCCGTTATGAATGCCAAGGTTCATCTGCGAGTTCATGCCCACTGGCATGATACCCAGCGTTGCGACAAGCACGCCGTCGATATATCCCTTCATGTTCGTCGTACTCATCACCATCGCGAGGTGGTGAAGGACGCCGTCGTTAAAGGATGCGGACGACAGCGCGTTCTGATCCGTGCCGTTGAGCGCATCGACCCGGAGCTTTCCCGTCGCGTCGAGCGCGACATACCAGACCGAAGTGCCCGCGCCATTGGTCTGTCCAAACAGCACCTTGAGGGCGACTGCGGTGGTCGAGAACCAGCATTCGATCGTGAAAGGCTTTGGCAGTCCGGTCAGGGGGACAATCGCCGTGGGCACTGCCCCAGAACCCGCAGTCCGCCCAGTCGAGAATTTTGCCGCGCCGAACGTCATCGACGTCAGGGCCATTGCCCGCCATGCGGGGCCGCGAATGCCTGCGCTGTCGCCGTCCAGGTGATAACAGGCGATCAGCCCCGCTTCGGACGAAGTCAGCGCAGCGACGGGAGGCGTAAAGGAGCCTGAATATTTCACGCCCGAGAAGATCGCGAACTCGTCGATAACCCCCAACCAGGCGAACGCTCCGCCGTATATTCCAAGCGTCAGGAGCCCGTTGATGGCCGCTGGCACCGTCGCCAGTGTCGCGACCAGTGCGCCATCGACATATGCCTTCATGTCGGCTGTCCCCATGACGACAGCCAGATGGTGAAGCGTGCCGTCATTGAAAGATGCTGAAGACGTCGCGGTTTGCGCAGTGCCGTTAAAGGCTGCGACCGTCACCTTGCCCGCGGCATCAAGCCCTGCATACCAACCGGTCGCTGCGCCGTTTTTTTGCCCAAACAACACGCGCAGGGCGACTGAGGTCGTCGAGAACCAGCATGACATCGTGTAGGGCGCGGTCATGCCGGCGATCGGCACGATCGATGCGTCAATCGTGCCGCTACCAGCCGTCAACCCGTTACCGAATTTTGCCGCCCCGAAGGTTGGCGTCGCCAAGCTGATCGCGGGAACCGCGGCGAGAGCGCGAGGCGCGCGAACGAGGAGTGGAGCGT